TGACCTATTGGGCAAAGCGACGGGTACACTATCTGGAGCGCCGAAGGCGGCGACACCCAACCCACACAGCATGGAGGATACCATCGCCAAGATGGTCGATCTGGAGAACGAGATCAACGAAGACATCGACACGCTCGTCGATCTCAAGGCGGAGATCATGCGGCGGATCAAACGCGTGGAAAACACGGAGTACCAGACGATTCTGGAACTGCGGTATCTGTGCTTCAAACGGTGGGAAGAAGTTTCTGTTGAGCTAGGGTATAGCATTCAGCATTTGTTCAGGCTCCACGATGAAGCGCTGGAAGCGGTCAGTTTTCCTGAAAGATGAGAGTAAATGTGATTGAATGAGAGTATCATTCTTTGATATTCTTATGATGTCGAAAAAGAAAGAGCTTCTGCGAACGAAACGCGGAGGCTCTTTTCTTTCCTTTGGAGGGCTAAGATGCCGAAGAAACCCAAGCGTCCATGCTCTTATTCGGGGTGCGGCAAGCTGACCGACGGTCGGTACTGTGACGAACACGAACAAATCACTGAGCATCAGTATAACCGTTACCTTCGAGATCCAGATACCAACAAACGTTACGGCCGCGCGTGGAAGAAACTCCGCGCCCGATTTTTATTACTGCATCCTTTATGCGAGCATTGCAAAAGCGAAGGGAGACTGACTGTCGCCGAGGAAGTACACCACATCCTGCCGCTGGCAAACGGCGGTACGAACGACGAGGGCAATCTCATGGCGCTTTGCAAGAGCTGCCATTCGAAGGTTACGATCAGCAGCACAAACTCACGACAGAATTCACACGCGAAATGACTCGGTGGGGGTAATTTTACCTCTGTGACCTTTAAAACTGGACAACGCGGTCGGGTCACGTACAAACTTTCGCGGTTTCAAGAGAGGGAATAGCCCTCTATTTTTTTCAGGAGGAAACTCACATGCCAAACGGTCATGGAGGATCTCGTCTCGGTTCAGGGCAGAAGAAAAAACCGCTGACAGACAAGATGCTCGACGGTAACCCCGGCAAGCGAAAGCTTACCGTCGTGGAGTTTCCAAACTCGGTCGACCTTAAGGGGAATGACATGCCTTTCCCGCGGGAACTGTTATCCGCGCGGCAGAAGGACGGGCGAACGCTCGAAGCAGCGGAGATCTACGCGAACACTTGGGACTGGCTCGACCAGCGTGGTGCTGCGAGGATCGTGTCTCCGCAGCTACTGGAGCGGTATGCCATGAGCGCCGCGCGCTGGATTCAGTGCGAGGAAGCGGTCACAGAGTATGGCTTTTTGGCGAAACATCCGACGACGGGCAGCGCGATCCAGTCTCCGTATGTGGCGATGAGCCAGAACTACATGGCGCAGACCAACCGGCTCTGGTATGAGATCTTCCAGATCGTCAAGGAGAATTGCTCGACCGATTACATGGGCGCGAATCCGCAGGACGATGTTATGGAACGCCTGTTGACAGCGCGCAGGGGGAAATAAATGTGGATGAGATACAAGCGTTCATTCGAGCATTGAAATACCACCGCCTGACGAGCCAGCAACGAAAGACGCTGCGCGGGCAAGCTTTGGCGGGAAGTCTTACTGCGGCGCAGGTCGGCTTACGGAAAATCGTATCGAAAGGAATCCAGCATGGTTATTCAAACGCTGCCGGTCGGTAACCTTGTTCCGGCGGATTACAATCCACGCAAAGACCTGAAGCCCGGCGACCCGGAATACGAAAAGCTGAAGCGTTCACTTTCGGAGTTCGGGTATGTGGAGCCGGTGATCTGGAATCAGACCACTGGTCATGTCGTCGGCGGTCACCAGCGTTTGAAAGTGCTGATCGACACCGGTGTAACCGAAGTCGAATGCGTCGTCGTGGAAATGAGCGAAGAGAAAGAGAAAGCGCTCAACGTTGCGCTGAACAAAATCAGCGGCGAATGGGACAAACAAAAGCTCTCCCTGCTGATCTCCGATCTGCAACTTGCGGATTTCGATGTATCGCTGACAGGCTTCGACGCCCCTGAGATCGATGCGCTTTTCAAGGATGCGCAGCGCAAAGGTGTGCAGGACGATGATTTCGACGTGGAAGCCGCGCTTAAAGAACCGGCTATCACCAAACCGGGTGACCTTTGGCTACTCGGTAAACACCGACTCATCTGCGGAGACAGCACGAAGCGCGATGTGTTTAAACTCCTGATGGACGGCGGTCAAGCGAACCTTGTGGTGACCGATCCCCCCTACAATGTAAATTACGAAGGCAGCGCGGGAAAGATCATAAACGACAACATGACCGACTCGGCATTCTTTGATTTCCTGCTCGCTTCGTTTCAGAACATGGAAGCATGTATGGCGAACGACGCGTCGATCTATGTGTTCCACGCGGACACTGAGGGTTTGAATTTTCGAAAGGCATTTTCGGAAGCGGGATTCTATCTCTCCGGCACATGTATCTGGAAGAAGCAGTCGTTGGTGCTCGGGCGAAGTCCATATCAATGGCGGCATGAACCGGTCTTGTTCGGCTGGAAGAAAAAAGGGAAGCATGAATGGTATGCCGACCGTAAGCAGACGACGATCTGGGAGTTTGATAAACCAAAGCAGAACTCTGATCACCCGACCATGAAACCAGTAGAGCTGCTGGCGTATCCGATTCTGAATTCCAGCATGGCAAACTGCGTCGTGCTCGATCCGTTCGGCGGGAGCGGCAGTACTCTGATCGCGTGTGAACAGACTGATCGCGTCTGCCGCATGATCGAACTGGATGAGAAGTACTGTGATGTGATTGTGAAACGGTATATCGAGCAGTTGGGCAATTCAGATTGTGTTTCTCTTGTTCGTAGCGGCATGAAGCAAAAATACGCGGAGATTACCAAGAATGGATAAACCTGAATTGAATGTAGTTTCGCTGTCCGGTGGCAAAGATTCTACGGCGATGCTGTTGATGATGTTAGAGAAGCAAATGCCGATCGACATCATTTTATTTTGTGATACAGGGCTTGAATTTCCCGCGATGTATCAACACCTCGATACGCTTGAACGTGATATTGGCAGAGCAATTACGAGGATACGCAGCGATCAAGATTATGAATACCTGATGTTTGATGTGCCGGTGAAGCGAAAAGCCGACACACTTTTTATACGGCGTTACGGGCATATTTACAACGGATATGGCTGGGCGGGATCTCGAATGCGCTGGTGCACTTCCAAGTTGAAGGACGGGCCTAGAGAGAAATTTCTACGCCCATTGCGTAAGAAATATAACGTTCTTGAGTATGTCGGGATTGCCGCTGACGAGCAATATAGGCTCAAGCGTCCACGCAACAAAGCTGCAAATCATATTCACCCGCTTGTTGATTGGGGAATGACAGAAGCAGATTGCCTGAAGTACTGCTATGATCGCGGATACGATTGGGGTGGACTATACGAACATTTTAGACGTGTCTCCTGTTGGTGCTGCCCGCTTCAATCGCTTGCAGAGCTGAGGCAGTTGATGAGAAATTACCCGGAACTATGGGAACAACTGAAATCATGGGATAAACGAACTTGGAGGAAATTCCGCCCCGACTACAGCGTGGAGCAGCTCGAAGCCCGCTTTCTGTTTGAAGAGGAATGTCAAAATCAGTGCAAGCCTATCAAGGGGAAGATATTTTTCGCCGAGTTGCGTAAAAGGCTGGGGGAGATAGCCGATGAGTAGTCTCACGCTCGGATCTTTGTTCGACGGCAGCGGAGGATTTCCGCTCGGCGGCTTGCTCAGCAGGATACGTCCTGTATGGGCGGCGGAGATCGAACCATTCCCGATCCGCGTGACGAACAAGCGGATGCCGTTCATCCGGCATCTGGGTGATGTGTCGCGCATCGACGGCACAATGATCGAGCCGGTCGATATCATCACGTTTGGCTCGCCCTGCACCGACCTGTCGGTTGCGGGAAAGCGCGCGGGACTGTCGGGTTCGCAGTCCGGTCTGTTTCATGAAGCGATCCGAATCGTGCGGCAAATGAGGGAAGCAACAAGTGGAGCATATCCAAAATACATCGTCTGGGAAAACGTCCCGGGCGCGTTCAGCAGTAATGATGGACAAGACTTCAAAGCAGTGCTCGACGCGATCGTCGGGATTGTCGCGCCGGGAGCCGAGGTGCCTGCGCCTGCAGATGGCAAGTGGCCATATGCCGACGTATATCTGGGAACAAGATGGAGCTTGGCATACCGCGTTGTCGACGCGCAATATTTCGGAGTCGCCCAACGCCGCCGTCGTATCTACCTTGTCGCAAGTTTTGTCGACGAACGCGCCGGAGAAATAC